CTTCTCAAGGAATGAAAAAGGGTAAATATATTTCTAGACAAAAGAAAAATAAATAGTATATATCTCCTTAAAATAACGGAGATATATGATTCAACAAACATACGATAAATTATCAAAGGAACAAAAATTAATATTTTTAGCTGGAGTTTTTGAAGGAGAAGGATCTTTTGGTTTTTGGGGAAAAGTAGGTAAAAGTAATAGATATCTTAGAGCACAAATAAGAATGTGTGATGAAGACATTGTTGTAAGATTTATTGATTATTTTAAATTAGGTTCAATTTCAACAAATTTACCTAAAAATAATAAACACAGTAGAAGTTTTAAATGGGTTGTGGCCGGTGATAAAGCATTAGATGTGATGTTGCAATTATACCCATATCTTGGTATAAGAAGACAGGAGAAATTCAAAGAATGTTGCAAATGTTAGGTGCTGTTGCACCATTAGCTAAAATATTATTTAATACAATTGAAAAATCAGTTCCTGATAAAGATCTTCAAGAAAAATTAAAATCACAATTACAAACACAATTACTACAATCCAACACAGCAGAATTACAAGCTGCAGCTAAGATAGTTGAAGCAGAAGCTAAAGCAGGTTGGTTCTCAGCAAGTTGGAGACCTTTATTAATGTACGTATTAATTTTTATATTAATATGGAATTATGTATTAGGACCTGTTATTTTATTTTTTTTTAAAGCTTCTATAACTATTACTCTTCCAGGTGATGTTTGGACACTTCTTCAAATTGGCCTTGGGGGGTATGTCGTAGGGCGCAGTGCGGAATCAGTTGCACGAACTATGGCTAACAAACCACAACCAAAAGAACAAGAAAACGGGTAGTGAAATACCTAGTTATGTTGTTATTGCTTTCTTCGTGCAATAATGTAAATACTCCATATATAGATAGCATAACATTATTAAAAATAGAAAAAACATTTTAATATGATAGACAGATTAAAGGATCTAATAGCTAAAAACTTTTCTAATAAAAATATAGAAACTAAAAATAATATATTAATGAAAAGTAGAAAAGAAGTTGAAATCAATGGTAATGGAACTTCTGGCTATACTATTAAAGAAGGTTCTCATAAAGGAACAGTTCTAGGACACATTAAAAGAGAAAAGAAAATAATTGAATAATGAACTTTAAAGATAAAGGTCCTAATGACCTTGATAAAATAATATTTAATTTACAAAAACAAATTAAACTTTTGAAAAAGAAATTAAAAAATGGCTAAGACTATTTTAGTCACAGGAGCTGCAGGATTTCTAGGCTCACACATTTGCGAAGAACTTCTTAATAGAAAATACGAAGTCATAGGTGTAGATAGTTTATTAGGAGGAGATAAAGATAATATCCCTTTCTTAAATAATTTTTATAAATTAGATTGTGCAGATTTTAAATCAATGCTTAAAATTACACAAGGCATTGATGTATTGTTTCATTGTGCCGCGACCGCGCACGAGGGACTGTCTGTATTTTCACCTTATACAATTACACAAAATAATATTATGGCAACGGTAGGTGTTGCAACAGCCTCTATTCAAAATGGTGTTAAAAGAATTATCTATTGTTCTTCTATGGCAAGGTACGGAGATCAACAAAGTCCATTCACAGAAGATATGCCAACTAAACCAGTTGATCCTTATGGTATATCCAAAGTTGCTGGAGAAGAAATATTAAAAACGTTATGTAAGGTTCATGGTGTAGAATTAGTTATAGCTGTTCCACATAATATTATTGGACCTAAACAAAAATACAACGATCCATTTAGAAATGCAGTTTCTATTTTTATTAATCGTATGCTTCAAGGTAAACCTCCAATTATTTATGGAGATGGTATGCAGACTAGATGTTTCTCTTATGTAGATGATTGTTTAAGTTCTTTAATAAAAATGGTTGATGATCCATCAGTCGTGGGCCAAGTAATTAACATCGGGCCTGATGAAGAATTTGTAACTATTAAAGAGGTCGCTGAGACGTGTGCCAATCTTACTGGTTATAACGGAGAGTTTGAATATGTACCAGATAGACCACAAGAAGTTAAACATGCAACGTGCTCCTCGGATAAAGCAAGAAAGCTACTTGGTTATAAAACCATGACTAATACGAAGGAAGGTATTAAGAAGACATATGAATATATCAAGGAACACGGACCACGGGCCTTTGAATATCACCTAGACATAGAGATTATAAATGATAAGACTCCAAAGACCTGGACTCAAAAAAAGATATGACTTTAATCGAAATAATTAACAATAACGATTATATTATAAAACACGGAACAGATAAGGAATCAAAACACAAATATTGTAGTGCTTTTTATGAGAAAGCTTTTTTTGATTTAAAAGATAAAAAATTAAACATACTTGAAATTGGAATTCAACAGGGATCTAGTTTAGTTTTGTGGAATGAATATTTTAAAAACTCAATTGTTTACGGAATTGATAATTCGGATTTTATTAAAGATAGATTAGACACTTACCCTAGAATAAAAACAATCATACAAGATGCTTATAAAAAAGAATTAACTTTTAATCTTCCGTTGTTTGATATCATAATTGATGATGGGCCACACACTTTAGAATCACAAATTAAATTTATTAATAATTATTTTAAAAAATTAAATAAAAATGGTAAACTATTTATAGAAGATATAGATGGAAAATATAATTTAGAAGAATTAAGAAAAGAAGCGAGTAAGTTTACTTCAAAAATAACATCAATAGATTTTAGATCAAACACAAATACAGAAGATAGTTTAATGATGGTGATTGAAAATAATTTGGATATGCAATACTTAGTTAATTAAATATATGAACCATGTGTTTTGTTTTGTAAGTTCTGCAAAAACTGAAAACTATTCTAGACTTGCTTTATATTCTTTTTTTAAAGAAACTAAATTAGAGACTGGTGATATATTTGTATTTGTAAATAATGACGGAACAAATGCATTTAGAAATGATTATCCAATAGATATCTATATAAACAATAAAACTCCAAAGTCTTGGGCAGAGAACTTTAATAAAGGTTTAAGAATAGCTAAAAAATTTAAAAAACATTTTGTTGTAATAACTAATGATATTATCTTTACTAAAGATTGGTTTGAACCACTAAAACAAAAAAATGATGCTATTATTATACCCTCTTGTAATATTAACTATTTATATAACTCAACAAATTTTAACACTACTGCTTGTATGCAAATTCAAGAATATACAGGTAAGGAAAACGATTTAAGCTCGATTGTAAATTATCATAAAAGTTTATTTAAATTTACAGATCTAAAAGAAAAAATATTTATGCAAATGTATTTAGGCAGGATACCTTATGAAGTGCATAATGAGGTTGGTTATTTTGATCACACATTTTCTAACTGTGGTGGTGAAGATATGGATTATAGAATAAGATGTGCATTAAAAGGCTATAAAACTTTAATTGCAAATTATTCTTATATGTTACATTTTCATGGTAAATCTAGTTGGGACGGTGGAGAGTCTACAGAAGAAGAAAGAATTAGAAGAGAACAATACCTTAAAAAGGGTATAGAAAAATGGGGAGAAGACCTAACAGAGATATTTATTAAGGGCACTAATGCTAAAGAATGGGCCTATAAAATAGGCTTAAAACAAGAGTTTGATAATGGTGAATCTTATAATATAGTAAGAAAAATAAAAAATAATTATGCTTGATATAGGAACACTACAAACAGTCAAGAATTACATCAAAAAACGCATCGATGAAACCAAGCAAGATATGTGCTATGGTATAGACACCCTCGACAGGCTCCACTATGCTAAGGGCAAGCTCAGTGCTTTAGAAGTGCTGCTTCAGGATCTTAAAGACCTGCTAAAAAAAGAGGAGAACATCGATGACGATAATAACACCTGATAAGGAACTCATCCTTCCTAAAACTGATGATACCGAACAAGAAGGTATTAGAATCCCTACAGACCCAGAAGGTATAAAAAAATATTTAGATTGTTTACCCGATCCAGTTGGGTACCGAATGTTAGTTAGACCTTATTCTGGAAAGAGTAAGACTGATGGGGGAGTTATACTTACACAACAAGCACATGAAACTATTCAAATGACAACAGTCATTGGCTTAGTAATTAAAATGGGATCTCTTTGTTATAAAGACAAAGATAAATTCCCTGAGGGCGCGTGGTGTAAGCAAGGTATGTTTATCATGTATGGTAGATATGCTGGCTCAAGGTTCAAAACAAAATATGGCGAACACCGTATTTTAAATGATGATGAGATTATAGGTATTGTTAGGAAACCGTCAGACGTTCTTCATCTATACTAAGGAGATAAAAAAATGGTTGAAGAAACTAAAAAAGCTGATGTCGAGCTAGACTTGGATGATGTTAATGAAACAGAAATCCAACTAGACGATAAAAAAAACAAAGAAGAGATTAAAGCACCTAATTTAAATTTAGGTGAAGTTGATCTTGGATATGTTGAACACAGCAAAAAAGCAAAAGACGATAAAGTTGAGATAGAACAAATAGAGGATTCTAAAGAAGAGAAACCTAAAGTTGAAACTCAACCTAAAGTTGAAGAAAAAGAAAGCGCAGACAATCTAACAGAAATGTCTGAATCAATTCAAAAAAGAATTGATAAACTTACAAGAAAATATAGAGAAGCTGAAAGAAGAGAAAAAGCTGCTTTAGATTTTGCTAAAGGTTTGCAAAAGAAATATAGTGAGTCTGAGAAAAAATTTGATACTGCTGACGAAAATTACTTAAAAGAATTTGAAGCAAGAGTAGATGCTCAAAGAGAACAAGTAAAAAATAAGTTAAAAGCAGCTATCGAAGCTAATGATCCTAATCAGATCATGGAAGCTAACGATGAGCTTACGCAACTAGCTGTTCAAAAAGAAAAAGCTAAATTGCAAATGGCTGATCGTGTAGTTAGGTCTAAGCAACTTGAAGAACAAAGAATACTTCAAGCTGAAGAGGCTAAAATAAGAGCTGAAACTCCGATTATTCCACAACCTAGCGAAAAAGCTAAAGAGTGGGTTAAAAAAAATACTTGGTTTGTTGATGATAGAGTCATGGCAAATGCAGCTATAACAGTACACGAGGACCTAGTGGGTAGTGGTATTGAAGTAGAGAGCGATGAGTATTATAATCAGATAGATAAGCGTATGCGAGATATATTCCCGCATAAATTCGTTGTTGAAGAACAACGCAAACCAGTCCAAACTGTTGCTTCCGCTGGAAGAAAACAACAAGGACGAAGAACTGTGAGACTCACCAAATCACAGGTGGCTATTGCCAAAAAATTAGGGGTGCCACTAGAAGAATACGCTAAATACGTGAAGGAGGCTAATTAGTATGAGCGATAAAAATAAAAGAACTTCACGCGCGTCTGAAGAAGTTAAACAAACAAGGAATAAACCTTGGACGCCACCATCATCTCTGGATGCACCACCTGCGCCAGACGGCTTTGTCCATAGATGGATTAGAGTCGAGTCAATGGGTTTTCAAGATACTGCAAATGTATCGAAGAAAATGAGAGAAGGTTGGGTATTTGTAAAAGCTGAAGAGATTAAAAATCAAATCGGAGAACATAATTATCCAGTCATCCATGACGGCAGATACGCAGGGTTGATCGGGGTTGCTGGCCTAGTGTTGGCTAGGATACCGGAAGAGATTGTAAGATCGCGCTCAGAGTATTTTAAAAGAATTACTCGAGACAGAATTACAGCGATTGATCACGATCTGATGAAGGAACAACGACCGGAGATGCCTATTAATATTAGTAGACAATCTCGCGTAACTTTTGGTGGTGGACGTAAGTCATAATTTTTTGACAAAAGTCGACCACTGTATAAAAACTTAACAAGGAGAAAATAAATATGCCAAACGTAGTTGAGCAATATGGTTTAAAACCATCTAGACAACTTAACGGAAGCCCATTTATTAACGCTCAAAACCGTTACAGAATTGCTGCAAACAACTCTACAGCAATATTTCAAGGAGACCTAGTAAAACCACTAGACTCTGGAAATATTTCAAGAGCTATTGCAAATACATCTGATGCGGTTGTAGGTGTTTTTAATGGTTGTTTTTATACAGATCCAACAACTCAGAAGCCAACTTTTTTAAATTACTACCCAGGCTCAATCAATGCTAGCGATATTATCGCTATGGTTATTGATGGACCGGATACAGTATTTGAAATAAAAGCTGATGCTACTTTCGTTGTTGCGGATTTGTTTAAAAACTATTCCATAACAAATTTATCAGGAGCAACACAAACAGGGATATCTAAAGTAACCCTAGACGTGTCTGAGTCTGGTACAGCAGGAACATATGTGGTTCAAGCAATTGATATATCACAAGATGTGTTTAACAGTGATGTTAACGTATCATCCAATGTTGGAGTTCTTGTTAGAATTAACAATCACTTTTTCCGTCAAGGCGGAACAGGCTTATAATAGGAGAATAAAATATGGCTATATCACGTTCGCAGCTAGTTAAAGAACTAGAGCCAGGATTGAATGCACTATTCGGCCTGGAATACAATAGATATGACAATGAGCATGCTGAAATCTTTATAACAGAAACTTCTGATCGAGCTTTCGAAGAAGAAGTAATGTTATCTGGTTTTGCAGCAGCAGCAGCTAAAAGTGAAGGTGCTCCAGTAGTGTTTGACGATGCTACAGAAGCGTACACTTCAAGATATACTCACCAAACATTTGCATTAGCATTTGCGATAACTGAGGAAGCAATTGAAGATAACCTTTACGATAGACTTGCAGCTAGATACACTAGAGCATTAGCTAGATCAATGTCGCAAACTAAACAACAGATTGCGGCTGACGTTCTAAACAATGCTTTTAATAGTGGTGTAACTGGTGGTGATGGTGTGGAGCTTTGTGCTACAAACCATCCATTAGCAAACGGTGGTACGTTCTCAAACGAACTTGCTACACCTGCTGATTTGTCAGAAACTTCATTAGAGCAATCATTAATTGATATTGCGGCTTTTGTAGACGAAAGAGGTTTAAAAATAGCTCTTCAAGGAACTAAATTGATTATTCCAAAAGAATTACAATTTACTGCTGAGAGAATTTTAAAATCACCTCTTAGAGTTGCTACAGCTGACAATGATATTAATGCAATCAAAAATATGGGAATGATTCCACAAGGTTATAGAGTTAATCACTTTTTAACTGACACAGATGCATTCTTCATAATGACTGATGCTCCAAACGGTTTAAAACACTTTGTAAGATCGCCAATTAAAACAGCGATTGAAGGTGATTTTGACACTGGTAACGTAAGATTTAAAGCTAGAGAAAGATACAGCTTCGGCTTTTCTGATGCTAGAGGAATCTTTGGTTCACCAGGAGCTGCTTAATATTAATTAAGAGTCTTTAAAAGGGGCTTGTGTTTACACAGGCCCCTTTTTCTTTTATAATCAAATAACTATATATTAACTTCTGATCTAGACGCGTATAGTCGACGGCCTAGAGACTAGATTGGATTAACTAGGAGAATATAACTATGGCACTAACAACTTTTTCGGGTCCAGTCCGATCATTAGGTGGATTTATTGGGGCAACTCAAAACTCTACAACTGGGGCGTACACAAATA